TTCAAGTTGATCTCCGATTATACCTCCTGTTGGGATTCCAGAGGTACTGACTACTTGCGTATCATCTAAGACCTCAAAACCGTTGGTCTGATGTATGTATCCTACATTAAGATAAGTCGTTGTAGTATTGTTTCTTATCTTAAGAAGCTGGTCATTGGTATCATAAAACCATTGGTTAGGAAATGTAGTAGAGGGTACACCTGTACCTGAGTTATTAGTAGCTATAGCCTCAAGGACATTATTAATGTCGGTTCTAGCATCAGATGCTGTTTGGTTAGCTATGTTGTAGTCGTGTTGTGCCATATTAGTATTCCACTATCCCTTTAAATCTAAATACTTGAGGTGTTATATCTGGATTACCGTTTGATAATATTATCCTAAACCTAAAGTATCTTCCTGTTACCTCACCTGTTGCTGTGACCCAGTTGTCTGAGAAGGTGGTTGTATTACTTGCGTCCACTTGAACTTGAACAAAGAAGTCATTGAAAGCTGCATCTTCATCTGTCCAAGTATCCCAATTATCAGGCCATGTACTCCACACTTGAGGTATATCATCCCAATATATCTCGTCAAAGCTAGGACCAACAACATTAGCGTCTGACCTATCGAACTCTATTTCATATGAAACTCTAACTGTTCTGCTAGATCCTACATCTAAATATTCAATATCATTATAACCATCAGCCTCTACACTGTACGTCCCAGCAGATCCTGATGAAGAGTAGTTAAGTAATCTAATACCTTTTTGCCAACCATAACCAGTACCTGCTGATTGAGCTTTTACATATATATCATCATTTACACTATAAGTAACCCCTGTAGTACCAGCTACAGTATTCCAGTCAGTAGTCCCTAGTGACCTAATTCTATAAGCTCTACCTACTACCATACTACTAGAAGTTACAAAAGCTTGAGTATAAAGAATACCAGCTATGTTACTAAGAGTACCACTAAAGGTATCGGCTGTACTATCTGATTGGGCTAAAGAAGGTAACTCAGAGGGTTGTACAACTACAGATACTGGGTTATCTGCCCTATTACCTGACTTATCCCAAGTCTCCAAAAAGAAAGTACCACTTATAGCTGGGTAAGTTATAGAGGTAGCTGGCCTAGCAATTTTATTTATAAGTATTTGAGCAGTGCTATCATAACTTGCGGTAGTTGATGGGTTGTACCGTAATCTATAGAAAGACAGATCTAAAGAATCTGAAGCAGTCCAATTAAGGAATAAGGTTCCTCCAGACAACTCCTTGGTTAAGTTTGATACGTTGTTTGGCTTTGTAAAGTCTGGTTCAACGACTGGAGAAATGGTTTCAAAATCACCTTTAATACCGAAGGCATTAATAGCTCTGGCTCTTACATCATAAGCTATAGTTGAAGTGGCTAAACCAGTGTTTGGGTCAATGTCTGGTACTTTAATATCTATAATTTCAAACCTACCCAAGTCTCCTGTAGCTAAGGTAGAGTAGGTGCTATCTGTTGATAACTTGTACTCAACTTCAACGTAGTCTATTCGCTCAGGGGAATCTGCTGTAACATCAATAACAAGAACATTGGTTAAGTGTTCATTGATAATTCTATAGTCTTGGCTAGTAGTTAAGCCTATGGGAGGTACATCAAATGGTGATGGTAAGGTTGTATTATCACTCTCATATACTGCACCGTCATCTACATCATCAAAGACAGATTCACTAATTTCTCTAAGTGACATATTAACTAGGGTGTCATACTCAGCTTGTACACCAAAGTCCCAAGTGACAACCTCAAACTCTTTATTAGTCCAGCCAAATCTAGTGTTACTTAGACGTACAATATCACCCACTTGAACTTGGAAGGCTCTTAAACCAAAAGTAGCCTGTACACTAAGCTGCTGTCTGTTACGCTCTAAAGTTATAAGACCTATGCGTCTAGCTTCAGTTGTATTGTCTGTAAAGGGTAACTGCAAGTCAATTACACTCTCTTGACCGCCATCAGCAGCTAGGAAGGTGTTATAAGTAGCTGAGTTAAGGATAGGCACTTGAGGGAAGTCAGATGGCTGATAGTCACTCTCTGGGCCTCTGAATGTACCTTTGACTACATTGAAGTTATCTCTTCTTGAGTGTCTAGTACCAACTGATATACCTGATCTTAGGTCATCCTCATTAAGATCTAATACTGGGTCTGTGTAGTAAGCTGGTTTCATTCTCCACTTACCCTGAGCATACCACAGAAGACCACCCATAGCTGTAGATAAGTTCTGTATAGCATCGTAAGGTGTGGTGTTAGTAGTAAATGCACCATTAAGAGAGAACCTAGTACCACCTGACAGAACAGGGTAGCTTAGATGGTCACAGACATTAGCAGCTATAGTAACAAGGTCATCATCTACATTCTCAATGTCTTCACTGATACCGTAGTTATAGATAGTTGTGTTGTCTCCACCTTTACCTGAAGTAATGTAATCTCTTAAGCATAATGCGGGATTGTCAGACCAAACTGTAGTACTTGTACGGGGATCATAGACCTTCTTACCTTTGACTACAGCGGTAACTTCTGGAACACCGTTAGGGAATGCATCAGCATCAAATTCCAACATAACGTAGAGATAGGCCGTAGCTAATAATTTACAATCTGTTGTCCATTCTGAGGGGGGAGAAACGCCACCTAAGTCAGAAGACGTAACAGCAGTCTGTGTAGTTGTACCTAGCTTCTTAACTATCTTAACTTTACCAACATACTTAGCTGGTGCTGTAACGTCATTACCACTTAGAGTAAGTATCTCATCGTTGAAATAGATAGTCTCAAACTCTTCCACTTCATGTCCAGCAAAAGCTAATACACTATGTAAGTATTTATTGTTGTCTGTAGTGCCTTGGAAAACTACACCGCTGGCTATTCTAGTCTTACCATAAATAATCTGATGAGGTAAAGTAGAACCCCTTTGGGTTACTAGGTAGCCTTGATCTCCACCTTTTAACTCTTCTTGAGGAAGCAGTGCCTTATTTACAACAGAGGTTCCATATGTAAAAGCAAATAAAGCTGCGGCGTTAAAGGCGGCTCCACCAGTAGCAATAGTAACTGCAACAGCAACCGCTGTAACTATGGCGGCAGAAAGTGCCGCATTTTCATCTAATAAATCAATTTCTATACCAAAGAAAGACATTAACCTTCTGAACTCCTACCCCAAGCAAGTTTCTGGTCTTGCATACTAGCTACAAAATCAAATCCTGCATCTGTAGACGCACCAGTTATATTCCTAGACCTTTGGTACTCAGCGGTATACCTAGCAACTCTAGCTCTCTCTAAGTCAATCAACTTATTTTCAACCTTAACTAGAATAGTACCTGTGTCTGCCTCTTCAGCTATATTCATCTGATCCATGTAACCAGTAAATATTTCAGTTAGGCCAGTTGATCTATCTTCTAGCTCAATACGTGAGCCATCTTCTAGAAGAATGAAGTTAGTGCTTTCTTTCTGTAGAGAACCTTTAGCAAACATACCAAAGTAGATCTTACAGGTTCTGCCTTGATAGGGGGTGCTGAGAGCTAGAGACAAGACTTCAGAGGGTAAGCCTGTAATAGTAATGTCAGCCCCTTTAGCAGCGGTCTCTGTAGTCTCCTCAACAGAAGATATACCTAAAAGAGTACCAGCACCTGTCCAAGAAACTCCTTCAAAAGTAAGAGTACCTACGCCTGTCCATAGACGTAAGACATCATCACTATCAAAGTTCATCTCAACAGCAAAGAAGGGGTAGACTACATTATCATCTAATGCATCAACTATTGTGTCAGGTAAAACTCTCGACATTACTGTAGAGCCTCTATTGCGTCAAAGGAGATACCATAGAAACTAGCATTGTCTATCGACCAAGAAGTAGTACTATTACCAAGTCTAAAGACCCCTTTAGGGCTACTGTAGATTACAGTCTCACCTGAGTATGTGCTTCTTAAATCAGGCCAAATCTCTAAGTTACCACTACCGCTTTGGTCTACTAATACTTGGTGTAGTCTAGCAGCAGATCCTGTACCTAACTGAATATAGTCACCAGCTAGTAGAGTGCCTGTCATGGTAACTGAAACTGTGCTATCCCCTGCTGTACCTGACAGAGTAGGTGTACCACTTACTGTACCTCTAGGTGTAACATAGTCAGGATCTCCCAGTAGAAATGTCCCTACAGAACCCTTAAGAGCTACTAGCATGGCTTTCCACTCAGCAGCTAGATCCCTGCGTACAGAGGGAATACTGACTGAGGCACTCCAGATTTGCCCCTGATGGGAAATAACCTGTTGCTTATATGTAAACGGAGACTGAGAGACAGCTACAGCATTTACAGCACGTAGTTCAATACTTTCTATGCCAATAGTTGTAGGTGTATTAAGAGGGTAACTTATAGCCATGATTTATCCAAATGCTGATTTCATTGCACCGCCTCTACGTCTTTGGTTCATAACTGCACCTACGGACTGATTGATGATAGCTGGTGAGGCTTGTGCTATTGTCTGAGTAATAAGTCTCTTAGTATCGTCTGATGTATTGGCTGAGATATTGAATACTTGGTTTACTACTGTACCGCCAGAAGACTGACCTTTAGTGTGGTCTACGACAGTCTCTCTAGGATGTAGCATAGCCATAAAGCCACCCTTACCGTCTAAGCCACCTGATCTTGGACCTGAGCCTGTGTATCCACCACCATCAAGACTAAGTAGATTACCCCTAGGAGCTACGGGTGGGGCAGTACCTTCACCAGCATAAGGAGCAGGAGTAAATGCACCTGTGATAGCACCTGAGATAGATTTTACTAGCTGTTCAACAACAAGTATTCTATAAAGCTGTTGTATGATGTCAGCAGCCATAGCTCTGAATGCATCTTTAGCTGATGTAGTACCATCTACTAGACCCATAAAGAAGTCACCAAAGGCATCAGAGACACTATCAGCTATAGCTACTTGTTGTTTCTGTGCTTCAGTTAGTTCTCTGGTGAGGTCTATGGCTTTCTTTGTTACTTTGTTAGTTTTATTCTTAGCGTTAAACTCCGCTATAAGTTCATCTATAGTCTTATAACCAAACTCTTGTTGATAACGGGTTCCTTGTTGTCTGGGGTCACCACCACGACCACTAGCAAGACCTGTGGGCATTAAACTTTGCTGTAAGCTAAGAAGATTTAATCTGGCCTTCTCTTGGTCATTTACAAGTTTTAATGCCCCAAGTTGTAATTGTAATTTATCATAAACAGCTAAAACCTCTGTTTTATTTTTACCAAGAATACCATTAGATTCTAGTTGAGCTTCGTACTTATCTCTTTCTAATTTAGCAACAAGGTCTTGATAATGTACGCTGTCTTTACCATAAATTACTTCTTCTTTAGCTAGGAGTATTTTATCTTGTAATGACTTTTTCTCCGCATCTATTGCAGTCTGTATATCTTTTACTCTTGCTTTTTGATCTGCTGCTTGCTCTTTTGCAAGTTGATTATTTTTAATAGCTAATACTGCAGTGGCTTTTTGAAGATCTAGTAACTTTTCTTGTACTTTTTTCTCTTTCTCTAAATCATCTAGCCTTTCTTGAGCATTCTTTTTCCTATTTAAAGCTAAAGCTAAAAGTTTAGTTTCGTCTGATAATTGCTTCTTAAAAAGATCCGCTAAGTTTAAAGTAAGCTCTGCCTGACTTTTCTTTTCGCCAGTAGCTCTAATTTCTAACTCAACAATTTTATCTATGAGTCCCTGTTGTTTTAACCTTGCCTTATATGCATCTGGATCAAACTCAGTTACAAGTGAAAGCCTCTTTTGATTTAACTCATCAGTCTTTTTATTTATACTATCTATAGCATCTGCAAAAGTTTCAACTTCTGCAGAAGACTCTTTAGCATCTTTACCAGATCTTAAGAAAGCTGCACCCAAGGCTCCAAGTAAGGGTATAGCAATGCCTAAACCAGCAATTAAAAAGCTCATAGATAACTTTAGCCCCATGAAACCAATTTTTGCATTTAGAGTTGCTGGTGGCAAGAGGTAAAGAACCCCAACCATCTGAGTCATTTGTTGACTAAAGGCGACCATTGGGTTTGTTCCCGATTGAACTTGAACAAGAAAGTCACCCACTTGATAACCAGCCTGTTGCGTAGCAACACCAAGTTTATTCATGCCTTTGTTCATCATGTTAGCATGAGCAGAAAAGATCCCAGTACCCCGCTGGAAATCTCTGTTTAATTCTTCTATGCTTACTGATCTTTGTTTGTCAGTTATAACCCCTAACTGTTGTGCCTTATTTAAATCTTTAAGGGTTTTTTCATACAACTTAGATGTAGAGTATAAGGGCTTAAACTTTCTGGACAACCTGTCAACTTCAGAACTGTACTTAGCAAACGTATTAGTTGATTTATCTGTTTTATCTCTTAATATGTTTACTTGATTTGACGTCCTATTTAAATAATCATTCAAGACCTTTAAATCACTAAAATCAACGCCAATTTTAATGTCTTCAGTTGCCATTAGTTATACCCATAAAGACTACATCAACACGTTTTATTGCTTCTATTTCCCAAGAAGACAATGGTGTATCTGTAAGCTCCTTCCATGTTTTTATTTCTTGATAACTTATCGGGTTTGGGCCTGAGAACCCCATAGTTCTACTTGCGTTTAAAACAATAAAGGCAGACCAAACATGAGACATAAGCAATGGGAAGTCGGGGCCATCTAATGCTTTTGGTCTGTGTCCAGTCTGCCTTTCTACTTGTTCTAAGTGTTCACGTTCTGATGTGCCTGACTTGTCTGGTCTACTTATAGAGAACTCATGCTCTGCGTAGTCAACCAGTTCTTCAATCAGGCCTTCGTAAAATCCAGAGAGTTAGCTACTGCTTCCTCAATCTGATCTCTTATCCAGAATACTTCAGCGTAAATCTCTTTGGCTTTAGCGATAGAGAACTTAGGTTTAGAACCACCATAAGTAATCTTCCAGCCTTTAGTAGTTTTAGCAAGTAAGTCTAAAGTAGCGTCCTCTAGGTCTTCTGCTGTAATCTCTACCTTCTTCTTATTCTGCGCTTGCTTCAGACGTTTGTTGGTTTGCTCATGCATAGCAGCCTTATACTCTTTGGAGTGTGGTGCATATACAGTGATAACCATTGGCGTATCGTCATCATTAGTCAAGACATCAAAGCTAGTAGGATGTACAATAGTGACATCTACAGTGTCGCTGGTCGGGGTTAAATTCTTTAAGTCCATGTCGAGTTTCCTTGTTTATCGGGGTAAAAAGTTGTCGGGTTAGTAATTAAAGGGGAAGCATCAGACCCGACACCAATGCCTCCCCGCCCTAGCTAGGGAACCTTATGCAGAGTGAGATTTATGGGTCAGGCGACCGAGTAATCTGCAAGTTAGTATTTGCAGTATCATCACGCAGGGCAATAAATGAGGCTGTAATAATTCTACTTGTTGGGCCATCTACTCCAACATCAGCAGAGTTAATTTTAACCCTTGGGAAGGTGAACGTCATTGTATTTGTACCATCCCCTACTTGTACCTCTAATGCTGTCTCTGTCTCATTTACAAAGCGATCAATAAAAGAGTTGTCCTCAAAGTACATAGAAACTGTACCTTCTACCTCTGCACGACCAAACTCTAGGCTTGGTGCAGAGTCACTACCTACAACAAAAGTGGGGGCAAAGCCATTTGTAAGTGTAAAGTCAAGACCAGTTACAATAGTTGTAGCACCTAACGCTGATCCTGAGTTTGCAATTTTAACATTACCACTGTAGGCATCAAAGGGTTTGGGGGTAGTATCTGGTGGGTCAAGATCAGCAGCAGCAGGAGTAAATCCAACATCTGTGGATAATGTCATCTCCTTACCGACCATACCATATGTAGCGGTAATCATCTGATTAGGTGCGATAGAGATACCTAAGCTGTTTACTGTCATACCTGTAAAACGTCTTACAAGACCATTGGGAAGATTAATATCATCGGCACGATCTTCGATAGTAAAAAACTTAGGTGCTACACCAACTTTAAGTACATCAGTTGTTACTGCACCAAAACTAGACAGCATAGCTGATTCTAGGAATGCATCGTAGTCAGCATCACGTAAGTCAGCTACAATATCACCAGCTACTTGTTTATTTCCGTGACGATCAACTCTAGGCATACGATCACTTTCAATGTCAGTGCCAGCTACACGATCTTTTGTCATATTTAGAGAGTGTGTAGAAAAGGGTAAGTTTAAAGTCGGCGTTACGGCAGTTCCAAAGGTTGTTTCTACCGAGTAAGATAGACTGGAACGAGAACCTTGTGCGAAGGCCATGTTATATTCTCCTAATTATTATAACAGTACCATCCGATATTAATCGGAACGTAGTACCAAGGTGCATCTAAGAAACCTTGCTGTCTATCAGCGTAGTCAATAGATACAGTTATTGTTTCATCCCCAGTGTAGGAGATTTTAGTGGTTGCTTCA